GAACAGGATAAGCCAGTACGACAAATTTATTGTGATATTGACGGTTTGAAGATACCTGAAATTGAACCTGCTCCAGATGATTGGCGTGATACTCCAGACGGTTCAATTATTATTTATGATGAAGTCCATATGCGTAAAGCATATGAGTACAAGGGCAACCAATATTCTCAGGATCAGATGATTAAAGACCTTACAATTCACGGTCATTTCAACAAGGATATTTGGTTAATTACACAAGACCCTGCACGTATCGAGAAAGGTATTCATAAGCTTATTGATAAGATGTATTTCATAAAGCGACCTAGTTCTAAACCTTCTTATACTAATGTTTTTGTGTTTGATAAGTGGTTATCTAGTCCTGAACCTGCTGCGAACCGTAATGCTAAACATAAAAAGTATTTTGACCATTATCGTTTTTACTTTAAAGATGAATATCAAAAGCTTTATCACTCTGCATCTGACCATTCTAGTATTAAGTTTAAGTTGCCTAAACAAATATTTATTTACCTTGCAATCATTTTGGGAATAGTAGGTTTTATTGTTATTGGGTTAATGAATACGAATACTTTTAATGTGAAACGCTTTGAGGAGAAACAAAGTGCATCCAATTCCAAAAAAGATAATAAGACGGATGGTCAAACGGCTAATCAGAAGACTGACGAACAGAATCTTTTACTAGATCAACAATGTTCTAAACAATATGGATTAACTATAGAACAATGTGCCGATCTGCGTGATCCCTCTAAAAGAAATGCTGACTTACTGGCTAAGGAGCAGAACGACATGCAAAGTATTTCTCTAAAGTACAATCCAAATAAACCTTATGAAGTTGATGTTAGTCAAATTAATTATGAGGTCACTTCAAAGCCCGTATTTAGCGGTTGTATGAAGCAAAATGGACGTTATGTCGCATATACACAACAAGGTACGATTTTGCATGATGTCTCTCAATCAGACTGTAAACGTCTTTT